GATATGGGTGATACATTAGATAAAGTATCTTTTCCTGATAAGAGAGTTGGCAGTAGGACAATCAATGTTGCTAACTTCAATACCATAATGAATAAGACATTAATCTCAAGAAAAACATCAATAGCTAAAGCACTGGTTGATAAGCCAATGATGTTTATAATAGACCCACTAGAATCATCGAGTTTTGATAACTTAGTAATCCTTGGTAAAATAAACAAGGTTGATGCTGTATTCGAGAACAGCAATAAAAACACTATTTCTTGGGAAATAGAACAACAAATAATACTATAAAAGGAAAAAGAAATGAGTACAATAACAACGACTATGAGTCCTATACCTCTTCTTAAGCACAGAAACACTGTAGTAACACTTGCAGACCAGAATGAGTTTGTGACTAAATATGAAGCAACCAACGACCACTTATCAAATAATACTGTAGTAGAAGTAAATGCTATCTGCAACGAGATAGATGTTGTAGCTTCAGAGATAAATGTTATTAAGAGCGAGACTAATGATATAAAAAACGAAACAAACACGATTAAGAGCGAGACTAATGATATAAGATATGCAACAGCTGGTTACAGGAATGAAGCACTGACTTACAAAACAAATTCTTATCATTATAGTTTTGACTCGTCAAGACACGCTGAGGCTTCTGAGATGTCTTATCAAAACACAGTATCTCTTATAGCCGAAACAGACATAGCAGGAACAGCTGGGTATACAATTTCTGCTATAGACTCAAAAAACAACCAACGAGATTTAGAAAACTTTCTAAACTTTAAATTTTAACAAGGAAAAAAAATGGCAAATGCAAAAACAGTTTTAAAAGAGACGGCTCTTAGCTTCATTGAAGCGGCTACGAGTTTAGATAATGTGGCTTACTTGGTTAAGTCTCTTGTAGACAATGACATGTACGATTCTACACTTCAAGAAGCGGTGGATAACAAAGTAACGGCTCTTGCTCCTACTTCAAGTGCTAAAAATGTGGCATACACTATGAGTGCTTTGAGTGCTAGTAAAGAGCTTGATTATAGCATTTATGGAATCGGAACAGTGGGGAAAATAGGCTTTGGTGTTTCGTGTCTAACTGCTTTAGAAATACCTGATGGGTTTACAGTAGGTACAGGTTACTATACTCTTGGTGCTCCTGATTATGCTCGTTTGTATGATGCGAGTGGTTCACATATGACCGCTATAAGAAAACACTGGTTTAAAATAACTGGAAATACATTTACTTTTCATGATACCCCAGTGAGCGGTTCTGTTTTACCTCGTATGTTCATAAACGCAGGAATAGAAGTAAATGCAGTGCTTGTTGACATCCACACTTGCGGAAATGAGGGCGGTGTTTTTGTGAGCAAGCCTAACCTCGACCCATGTTCTACTAGTTCAAGCCACAACCCTATATCTGCACTAAATAATTCGCCTGCAAACAATTACGGTGGGCTATATAAGGCTGTAAAAACTCGTGGTGCTGAGTATTTTCTTATGCCAACGTGGACTTACACTCACTTGGCGTTTATGGCAAAGGCTCACGGCGAAGCATCAACAAGTACTGCGGCATGTGCATTTATAGATGTAAATCCGAAAATGCCAAAAGGAAATAATAACAATGCACTTCGTGATGTAAACGATAGCGGTGTTACCTTTACTACAAGCGGTTTTTCAAACTGTGCAATGACTGGAAGTGGAAAGCCTTTTGCAAAAACTACTCACAACGGTCAAGATTGCGGGATAGCTGATTTGAATGGGAATATGAGTGAAGTTTCGAGTGGCTTTACAAGAACTGATGCACTTGGCTTTTTAGTGATGAAAGAGTCAGTAGACATAAGAAGCATTACTGATGATGGCACTGGAGCTACTGGAGCTTACAACACCGCTCTTTATGATGTCATAGACATAAGTGATGTGGTAAGTGACAATAGCGGATGGACTTACTTTGGGAATGGAACAAATCAAGTATTTGGGATGAATACAAACAGAACAACAGACGAGTACAAAAGAACTGCTCTAGGTTTACCACTCGCAACTGGTGTCAGTGGTGGAACTACTGAGTTTGGAAACGATGGGCTTTACAGATACTTACGAAACGAGCTGGCTTGTCTATGCGGTGGCTATTGGGGTAATACTTCTGATGCTGGCGTTTTCTATCGCCATTTGGGCGGTTACCGCACTAGCTCTAGCAATACTGTTGGCGGACGTGCCTCGTACCTTGTGTGAGTGAACGATAGTGAGCGGGAGTAAGTAAGAGATGAGCATACATAGCGAAGCGGTTTTAAACAGAAAGTTTATGCAGATGATAAAGTTGCTAAACATATACTTGAATCATTTTCCAAGACATGAAAAATATGCTCTCTCAAATGGCATACGCAATACCGCGTATAGTATTTATGACCTCATAACAGAGTGTCAAAAAAGATACTATAAAAAGACATCGCTCACTGAGCTTGATGTAACTCACGAAAAGCTTCGCATGCAGATTTATCTCGCAAACGAGTTAGGGTACTTCACTTTTAAAGATGGAAAACCAAACAAAGAAGTAGATGCACCAAAGAGATTTTTAGCGATATCTAATCTAATAGATGAGATAGGAAAAATCATAGGAGCTTGGATAAACAAGCTTCGTGAGGCTGGAAAAATATAATGAAGAATATAGGGCACGATAGCAATATGAAATCTGAGATGGCTTGTCAATGCGGTGGCAATTGGAGTAATACTTCTGATGCTGGCGTTTTCAATCGCAATTTGAACAATAACCGCACTAACTCTAACAATAATGTTGGCGGACGTGACTGTTTTTCTAAACTTGAAACAACAAAAGTTGATACTAGAAAAAGAGGGATATCGTGTCCTGCTATTAGCGAAATCAAAAATGAAGAAAGTCTTTTGAGTAGCAGTGTCGAAAATCAGACTAAATCAAAACGAGTAGGCTTTTTGTTTGAAAAAGCTTTTACTAAAGAAAACCTATATGATGCTTTTTTGGACGCAAGAAAAGGCAAAAGAGTTAAAAGTGCAACACTTAAATTTGAAGTAAATTTAGGTTCAGAAATTGAGTCATTATACAAAGAACTACACGGTGGAACATATAAGCCTAGAGCTTACTCACAGTTTTATGTGTATGAACCAAAAAAGAGACTTATAAATGCACCATCGTTTAGAGACTTGGTCGTGCAACATGCCATATACAGAACCATATATGATGTGTTTGATAGAACTTTTGTAGATACTTCTTATGCCTGTAGAAAAGGCGGTGGAACTCATAAAGCAAGTCATTACACTCAAAGAGAGATACGAAAGTATGATGGAAATTTGTACTTTATCAAGTTAGACATTAGAAAGTTTTTTTACTCTATCGATAGACAAATTCTTAGAAAAATGTTTGAGAAGAAAATAAAAGATACGAGATTTATAGACATCATGTGTGAGTTTATGGAGATGAACACAGAAAAAGGCATACCAATAGGAAATCTTCTATCACAGATTTATGCACTTATATATCTTAATCCACTGGATCACTTTATAAAGAGAGAACTTAAGGTTAAAAGTTATGTTCGCTATGTGGATGATTTTGTAATGATAGGATTAAGCCTAGAAAAAGCAAAAGAGTTTAAAAGTAGATGCGAGAAGTTTGTACAAGATGAACTTAGTTTAGAATTATCGCACTGGCATATTCAAAAGATTAAACGCGGGATTAATTTCGTAGGTTATAGAACTTGGAAAAGCATTAAGTTCGTAAGAAAACATAGTATTTATAAAATGAAAAAAGCAATTAAAAAACTCAAAATTGAGTCAATAATTTCCTTAATAGGGCATGCAAAAAGAACTGCAACTATGCCCTATTATAGAAGATTGTTGATTGAATCTGATGTTTTAAATTTATTACCAAAGAGGAGCGTGGCATGTTTAAATATATAAAGTTTGAAAAAGTAGAGACTGAGTTTACAGTTTTAGAGTTTCGTGGTGGAAGTGAGGATGTAAAAGTAAATCACTTTGATGTAAATGTTGTTTCTGTTGAAGCTGAGAACGAGAGCGACATCGATGCTTTAGTTGGTTCTCAAGATGCAAGAATAATGTGTGAGGAAATATCTCACGAAGAGTTCAAAACTCTAGTAAATGAATCTGCACAACTCAACAGAATTCGTGATGTTGTCAAAGAAAACATAGCGAAAAAGTACACTCTCGCCGATGAAATAGCGATGATGAAAAGAGATGATAGCGATGAGAGAAAAGTTGCTTATGAGGCTTATGTAATAGCTTGTCGAATTTTAGGGGATGAACTTAAAAAAGAGATTGGCTACTTATGAAAAACAAAGACAAGATATATCACTTTATGGCAGGACTGGCTGTAGCACTACTGTTTGGATTGTATTCTGCATTTGTTGGCTTGTGTATGGCTATAGTCATTGCAGCAGGTAAAGAAGTCTATGACTACATAAATCAAGATAATCACACTAGCGATGGTGCTGACTTTATAGCTACTGTAGTTGGTGGCTTGGTTGGGTATGTAACTGTGGGAGTGTTTTAAAATGCTTTATATACTAATTGCTGCAATAACACTTGGAGTTGGTAGCTATCTATATAACGGTGGTACTCCCGAGCCAAGTGATAGTGAGTACCTGAGAGTTTATAAAATCACTCATGCAAATAAACTGAGTGATGAGGCAATACTTCAAGAGAGAAAAGAAGATGAAGTTACTCGTCTAAAATGGAAAGCAACAAACTCCATGTTGGATGATGAGCTAATAAGAAGAGGTCTTAATGCAAATGAGTACAAGATGCAAAAAGCACTCGACCAGACACTATTTTACAACAAGCATTATGATGACGATATGAGTGTATCTGACTTTGTTAATATGCAGTATCAAAAGAGTAAGTGATGGATAAAAAACTAAACGACTACAGAGTATTTCCTAGAGCTATGGTGTTGTTTATGATGTATATGCTTTTGCAATTTCACTGTTGGTTCACTCAAAATGGCACTATCTCTATAGTAGATATAAATGAGTGGGCTTTGATAGGCTATGGAAGTGTCCTCGCAACATTTGTAGGATTTGCGAAGTTCTACATGGAAACTGGCGCTTGGAGAGAAAAGTGAATAATTTATATTTGTTTGGTGGCATAACTGCTTTGTTTGTTTTGCTTGGTGGGTACTGCTATACAAGTACAAACAACTTAGAAAAAGAACTTCTTGAGACTCAAAAGCAAGTACTAAAAGCTAAAACACAATCTACTCTATACAAATCTTCACTTGATACTCAATCGGCTCACATAGAGTCTGTGAGAGAAGATTATGAAATGAAGATTAAAGAGTACAAAGCATTTACCCCAGAAGTAAAATATAGAGTCGTTTATAGAGACGTTGTAAGAGATATGAATTTAACAAAGGAGAGTAGCTGTGAAGATGTTAAAAATATCATTGATGGTGTTCGTGCTATTGACTTTTCAAGCTTGTAGTAAAGTTGAGTATGTAGAAGTTCCAAAACCTTATGCAGTACCAGTTCCGTGTACTACTCCTGATGTGAATTGCAGTGTGAGTGGTAGTGATGCCAATGTAGTGGTTGAACTTGTGAAGTGTGTTGTAGATTTGAAACTAGCGAATGGAGTGTGCAAAAATGGGAAACGAAATAGTGGAAGATTGTAAATACTATCAAAGAACAGCCATAGCTTTAGAGGACATAGAAGAACTAAAAAAAGGACACACTCTCCTTGAAGCGAGCATGAAATCAGTGCATAAACGCATGGACGAAGATAATAAAATAAGAATTGAAACGCATGATAGTGTTGTCTCGCTCTCTCAGGATATGAAGTCTTATAAAACACAAGAAACTAATCGTAGGAATTTCCTTTTATCTATTTTTAGTTTCATTTTTGTAATTGCGATGTCTGTTTCTGGATGGGTTTTTGTTACTATAAATGAGAACAAAGATAGAAGTAAATCCAACGAGCAAGCTTTAAACTCTATGTCAAAAAGTGTAGATAAGATTGATAGCAATGTGGAAAATATAAAAGAGATACTTTTTAGTATCAAAAAAGGATAAAACATGAGAGAATTACTTGAGGAAATAAAAATAAATGAGGGTTTTGTAGGAACTGTTTACAAAGACACTGAGGGATTTGACACGATCGGATACGGAACAAAATTGCCACTTAGCAAAGAAGAAGCGGAAGTGCTCGCAGAAATGCGACTCAAAGCAAAAATAAAAGAGCTTGAGCAAAAAGAGCCATTTGTAAATAAGCTCCCACTTGATAAACAAGAAGTAGTAGTAGAGATGTCATACCAGATGGGTGTCAATGGAGTTTTGAAGTTTAAGAAGATGTGGAAAGCTTTGAAAGTTGAAGATTATGATACAGCTGCTAAAGAGATGCTAGATAGTAGATGGTATGTGCAGACTCCAAACCGCGCTATGAAGCTTAGTTTGAAGATGAGATAATTTTGTTTACGGCTTAAAGATATCTAAACCCGAGAGAATCTTCTTTATAGTTTGATTTTTCATTTATGTAAAATTGTGGACTGTCCTTAAGTTGGCCGTCACCCCATCTTCCACCAAGAACAAGAAGAGGTCGTTTGTTTTGTCTTGTATAAGACTTTTTAAACGACAAAACTCTTTTAATATTTTTAGTTCTTTTCATGTATATCAACCTTGATTTCAGAATTTAAAGCTACAAATATTAAATACTCACTAATATTAGAAAAGCCGAACTTTTCAGCTTTTTCTATGATTTTATTTTTTTTTTCTTGACTTATTCTTAGTTGGATTGTTGCGTTTTTCATATCATTTTTCCAAAATGAAGATTAAATTTTGATTGTTTTCCATTTAAATTTCTAAAAAAATCTTCCCAACTATCAGGTTTATAAGATAAATTGTCAGAAAAAACGCTAGGGTTTAACCCACCACTTTGCAATATCTGGAACATTGACTTAATACCATTAATTTTTTTATCTTTATTACAAGTTATTTCAATACCGTGCATAGATTTTACAATCATTCCATTTTCTAATCTTAAAGTTTTCATTTTTTTACATTCCTTTTCTCTTTTTTTTTGTTGGATTATTCACAGTTGGATTGTTGTGTTTTTCATTTTAGTATGTATTCTCACTTTTATATTGTGTAGCTAAAAATTTACAAAATTCAAACATTGATTTATTTTTATCAAACTTGTTATATTCATTAGTGATTATTCTAGTTGGTAGTGCTGTATCAAAACTAGACGCAAGTTCAAATTCAATCTCTCTAAGTGACACTTCATATGTCATGTTGCTGAAAAACCATGAAGTTTCAAAACCTTCCATTTTTTCGCCAGTTGCTAAATTGTAGTTTTGTGTTTTCATTTTTTAGTCCTTTTCTCTTTTGATATCACTATTATATATTATTGTAGTGATAATGTCAATACAATTATAAAAGAATCATGGAATTTTGTTTAGTGTACCGTTTTTGTACCACTTTTTTTCAATGAGTTTACAATGATTAGATTGAAGTGAGTAGCGGGAAGATGCTATATACTATGTAAGCATTGCAAAGGCATTGCAAATTTCTTTTTTAATTTAAACAAAACTTAATTATTTAACCCCTATTATTGGGCTTTATGAGTCTTGTGTACCATTTTTGTACCGTTTATCTAAGAAGCCAATAATCATTTTTTCTTTTTTTGGCATAAAATGAGTATAGATATTGTAAGTTATTTGTAGGTTTTCATGTCCTAGTGTATGTGATACCCACAAAGGCTCTATGCCGTTGTTTAACATCATGCTTGCAAATGTATGCCTGGTATTATGAAGTGACCTAATTTCAATGTTTAACTTTTTCAATATCTCTCTAGTACTTCTAAAGAAAAAATCATTTGTGCCATAGTGTTCGTTATTTCTATTTAGAAAAATATATCCATCTTTTAGGCCAGTTTCTAAGAGTTGTTTTTTAAAATACTCTTTTGCCATTGGCAGCATTTCGATATCTCTTTCACTTGATCTAGTCTTAGTCGCGTTTATTATTCCTTGAGCTATCGTTTTAGTTATTGAAATAGTTTCGATTTCAAAGTTTATGTCACTCCACTTAAGAGCCAAAACTTCTCCACTTCTCATTCCAGTAAAAAACGATATCCCTAGAAAATTCTTAACACTACCACTTGCAAAATCAAGTATCTTGTCAATCTCATCCAAAGTAAAAGGCTTTTGTTTTTTCTTTACAAACTTTATCTTTGGCATACTTACAGCTTCAACTGGACTAGATGATATCAGCTCACTTAGTATTGCAATTTCAAATGCTTCTTTGAGCAATATTCTTGAGAGCTGCACACTATCTTTTTTAAGACCTTTTAGCACCATTTCATCTTGAAAGTTTTTTATGTCAATGGGCTTAATCATTGTAATAAACTTCTCTTTGAAAAATGGTATAATATGGTTTTTAAAAGAAGAACGATATGCTAACATACTCTTATGTTTCAAGTGTTTACTCTTGTCATTTAAAACTTCTTCTACAAGTTTGATGATAGTATCGCTTGGAGTTATCGTCAAATCTCCTTCAAGCTCACCACGATTGAATTTACCTATCAAAATATTTCTATTTATCTTAGTATCACTCATTCGAGATGATTTCAAACTATCACCAAAACCAAAATAAAGAACACCGTTTCTATTTTTAAATCTTAATTTTTTCACGCTATTATCCTTTTATCAAAAGTCAAAATAGCATCTTCCACGAACAACAGTTTAGCATTTTTTCTAAAGAAGTGTTTTCCCTCTACTAGATATCCATTTGTTATGTAGTTATTTATGGTCCTTGGTTTAACACCAAAATAGTTTGCAACACCTAGCTTTGTAGTCAAAGGAGGTGCAATTACTTGCTCTATTCTTTGGAGTTTTGTTTGTAAGTTTTCTATCTGTTCCAGGAGCTTAGGAATAAGCCCTAGGTTTTCAAAATCTTCTGCTTTCATCAGTTGACCCTCTCATCTATTACAACATCACTCTCAGTGATATGATGTGACTCTTTTTCTATGCCTATCAGATGCCATTCATTAGTATCTTCATCATACTTTGCTATTTGGTATTCGTCCTGGTAGATTATCCAGTAGTAGCCTGACTTTTTCATTTTAAAACCCTTGAAGCTTCACATTGTTTATAAAAAGAGTTTTTCCAATATTCAACTTCTTTTTGATACTCTTCTAGTAGCTTATCAAGCACTGCAAGTTTATGCTCTGCTGTTATTGCCATCACTATGGCATCTCTCAGTTGTTTTTGTTTATCTAAAGTCATTCGCTAACTCCTTCCCCTCAATTATAAGGTTATTTTTCAATATAAGTTTTTTACCACTAAACAGCGACTTTTTAAGTGCTACACCGCTATCTTTTTCAAAGAGATTTATGTAAGTACTTAGCAAGTCACTATCGTTTTTCTCTATATCATGTGCTGTTTTTGAGTCCACTTCTGTTTTGTTATGGATCATGTTCATTTTTTCCATTAGCTTTGGATTTAAGTTTGCATGCCTGGTCATTTGATTTTCAAAATACTCATAAACGCTACATACAAAGTCAACTGCAAATATAGGAACACTTCCATCGTAAGAGCTAGTGGCGTTTAGCCAAAGTTCTCTTTCATAATCAGTCGCGTTTACAAATGCAGCTGTGTTTGTTCTCTCTCTTTGTCTTAGCATCTTTGTAAGTCGTTTGAGTACTTTCTCAAATGTCGAGTTTCTTTCATGTGGCTTGAAGTTACTCATAAATCTTCTCATAGTATGAGCAACTACTATAGATATTTCAAAGTCTTGAAGTTTTTTCTCTCTTTTACTCATAAGAAAGTCTTTTTATTTTTGCATCAAGCCCTATATCTTCATAAAACTTATAAATCTCATGTTTATCACATGTGTCAGTTTCAAAAACTTCTTTATTTTTCAAGGAACAGATTCCACTATCTGTATCTTCTAAACTATCTGGAAAATTCATATAGAGACAATTTATGCATTTTGCATCAAAAGTTATCTCTAGTTTTAGTTGGATTGTTTTCATTATGCAACTCCCATAAAGTCAAATAAGTTGTTTTGAGTTTGTTGCTTGCATAAAGCCCTAATGATTGACCGCATCGTATTTACTTCGATTGCATTTCCAGCGATTCTATAACTTTGTGTATCTGAGTTGATTAGATTTATATCTTCATCTTTTATGCCTTGAAGTCTGAAACATTCGCTAGGAGTTAATCTTCTGATTTTATATTCATCGATCACTGCTTGATTACAAGCACAATCTAAAGTCTGAGCTACACCTTTTCCTACTCTTCCTCTTCTTGTTCCGCTGTTTGGATGAGTGAAGTTGATTGAATCGTTTTGCGTTGCTGTTTCATATCCTGATTTAGTTGCAGATTTAATTTGGTATAAACCAGTTTTCCCACCACCACCACCACCATTGGCACTTAAACACATTGCAAGACCATCATCTGTGTAAACTCTTCCAGCTACACTATTATGCTCATTGTCATATATGTTCCCTACTTGTTTTAAAATAGGCTCTTTTATGTATGGGTCTGTTGTTCCCATCTTGTTGTATCTGGCTGTTAAGCATTTAGAATGCGAATCGTCTTTGCTATGTGGTGCATTATCTATCTTTTGATTACTAAGACAATCAATCATCTTCTGAGATAGATAATACTTTTCATCAACATCATCTTCTAAATAATCTCTTAATGTTTTAGTTAATGGAACTTTATCTTCAAAACTAAAGTCGTGATAAGCATCTTCATCTAAAAATCCAACTACAAAAACTCTTTCACGATTCTGTGCTGTTCCATGCTCTTTCGCATTTAAAACTTTCATTGCAATTAAATAGCCTAAGTCTTGAAATGTTTTTATTACTTCTTTGTAATCTGCTCCACCATTTGAACTAAGTAGTCCTTTTACATTTTCAAATATAAATGTTTTTGGCATCATCTCACTCATAACTCTTGCACCCTCTCTAAATAAAGAAGATTTAGCACCATCAAAACCTTTTCGTTTTCCTGCAAGCGATAAGTCTTGGCATGGACTTCCCCAGACAAATAAATCAATCTCGTCTTTATATTTAGTTGCGTTCAAGTCTGATATGTCGTTATAAAATATCCCAGGCTCTCCATGAAACTCTAAATATTGACTTCTGGCATATTTATCCCACTCACAAGCAAAGACTACTTGATGCTCTATATCCTCATATCTTAGTGCAAACTCACAAGCAGCAAGTCCACCACTAAATGCTGTAGCTACTTTCATCAAAACAGGCCCCCTTGCAGTTTTTCAACTTTTTTAAATCTTCCATCAAAATCTCTTACATTGCTTAGCGATTTACCTAAAGAAGTGCCAACTATCATCAACAACGGCGTGAAGTGCATATCGAATGTTTGCAGCTCGAATAACTTGTTATCTTTGATTCTTATGTAGTTTTCTCTTTTGATTATTTTCATTATGCAGCTTCAACTTTAGAGTCAAACCACTCTCTTAGTTCTAGTATAGAGTAGAGTGTTGCGCCGTGTACTTTTCTCTTTTTTGGAAAGTCATCTTCTTTGCTTAAACGCCAAAAGGTTGTTTTGCTTATGTCAAAAATCTCGTGTGCTCTGTAAGCTCTGATGTACTCTTGTATCTCACTCATATCACTCTCCTTATGTGTCCACTCCCTCCAGCTCTTAGCCAAAGTGTGAGTATTTTTTGTAGTCCTGGCATATCGCAGGACATCATTTGTTTTATGAGTCCTAGCTCGTCTTTTCCCTCTAAGGAATAAACTCTTCTTGGAGCACACACCTTTAGTAAAACTTCTTGACGATATCTAGTAGTTCTTGTGCTACTTCTTTCATATCTTCTATCTTTTCATGCTCATTTTCTATGTAAAAAACCCCATTCGAGATGCGAAAATATTGTCTGTTCTCTTTTTTAGAAAAATCGTAAAAAGAAAAATCTTGAGTATGTGAGTAAAAGATAGTGCTGATGCTTAGTTTTGTATATTTTTCTTGAAATGCAATGTACTCTTCATCTCTTTTGACTTGAAATTCAAGCATATTTTCTGCATTTTCTATGGCGAGTTTATAGTAGCTGATGGCTTTTCTTGTTTGTTCGATTATCATCACTTGCTCCTATCTTTTGTTGTTTCGAAGTGTTTCTATAAAAGTTATATTTTCAATTTCTCTAACATAATCATTTCTATCATTCTGACTCATAGTGCTATATCTAGATATCATCTCAACTGCTATGTCTGCAAATATTGCTATTAATGTGCTTGTTGAATGTGCTTCTACATTCAAAACTATTTCGCCGTTTTCTAATGCTATGTCATGTTGTGTTTTCATCTTATTTTTTCCTCTTTATTATTAGTGTTTTGTAATCAGCTGTTATTAAAAATATAAATCTTGATAAAAAAGAAAATTTATATTCTTGCACATAGCACCTTTCTTGTGCCAATGTTTTTTTTCTATGTAATCTTCCCCGCTCCTTGGTGCACTGTATACACCAAGACTGAAGCTTTGACTCTCTTGTTTTGCTGCTGTAAAAAAAGTCTTTACTTGCAACTATAGGATTTGCTCCCTTGTGAGTTTTGCAAGAGCATTTTTTGTATCCATTTATAATCTCGTCATTTGATTTAAAAATTTTACTTTCAGGGATATTTGATTCAAATATAAAATTATTGCTATTTAATTTTTTTGCGAAAAGTTCCGCATCATGACTATCTTTTATATTTTTTTCTACTTTTTCTATATCAGACACGCTTTTTATGAACTGTAATTTTGCAACTTCAAACCAATCGTATGCACCATTTCTCCCTAAACTAATGATAATCTTTGTTGAGTTTTTATACCACAATACTTTTCCTATTCTGCCATTTAATAGAACGGGTAGCCCATTATTATTAAGTGTTACCATACTTGCTCCTATCTTTTGTTGTTTGGATTGTACTGCTCACGATGCACTGGAACTTGTCCATGTGGTGCATTGTATGTTTCGCCATGGTATTGAAGTGGTGGCTGTTGTGGCTGTTGATAGCCTTGTTGTGGTTGCTGATTGTTGTTGTCGTCTCTATCAAAACAGTTTATTTTAAAATCTGTAATTCCTACTGGAATTGACTCAATCTCTCCAAACACTTTTCCATCATCACTTATGACTAAAGAGCCTATGTTTATCCACTTTGTTTTAACCGCGTTTGTGTTTTTGTCTGTGTAGCTTTTTGCTACGCTTATGTTCATTCTTCTCATTTATTTTTCCTTTGTAAAATCATTTTCGCACAAGTACTCGCAGGTACCACCATTTGCTAAGATATCTTTATATATCACTTGTCTTGCAGTATCTTCGTTCATGACCATAGCTATGCTAATTCCCTCACAGAGAACTCTGCACCACGAACTCTCTTTTATTTTTAGTATTGAGTAGCGTTTGTCTTGTTTTAAGTACATCATCTGTAAACCAATATGGCTCTAGTTCCATCAACAAAGCCTACATTTTTTAATCTTGGATTTTTAATAAAATCTTTTCTTGGTTTGTCTTTTTCCCAGTAACTTCTCTCTATATCTTCAAATGCTCTTTTTGCATCTGCTAGTACCTCTTCAAAACTCTGTTTGTATTTCATTTTTGTTCTCCTCAAAAAGTTTATGTTTATCAACATGACCAAACATAAGTGCTGCTATGATTTGTTTTTTTCTTAGTATGCTTAGCCTGTCATCTAGTTGATCCATCCAGTAAGCGAAAAGTTTTGTGTTGTAGTGAGCAACAGCATCTTTTCTGCACATAGGTTTTGGTTTGTCGGCTATATAGACAGTCTTTACAAACTCTCCATTTACAAGTTCCATCGAGTCAAGCTCGGCTCTGTGTGCTTCACCATATGTCATGCCACTTCTCTCTTTCGTTCTCGCTGTTTACGAGCACGGTCTTGTGCTCTAACTTTTTCAAGGTTTTTTGCTCTGTATTCTCTTTGGTTCTCGCGTTTCTTTTCCATGAGCTCAGGAGACTCTCTCACTCTTTGCATGTACTCTTTGTTAACTTGTTTCATTTTCTCTTTGTTCTGGCTTTTCCATCTTATGGCATTTGCTTTTCTTTTTTCTATGAACTCAGGGTCATTTTTCATCTTGAGATAATGTAGCTTTGCATATTCTCTTGCTTTTTGTTTTTTCTCTTCATCACTCAGTATGACTTTTGGGGAGTTCTCTTTTCGCCTTTGTCTGTTCTTTGCGTTTATATCTTTTTTGTTTTTTGCATAGTACTTAGCAGCATTAACTCTTGCATGTTCTAATTTCTGCTCATCCGTGAGTAAAACCTTATGTTCCTTGGCACCTAGTGCTTCTACTTTTGCCTGGTACTGTTTACGAGCTTGAGCATTTCGTTTTAGTCGTTTTTCATCTTCAGTTTGCAAAACTCTTTTTTGTTTTTCAGGCTTAGAAGCTTTAACTATCTTTTTTTCTTCTAGCTTGTCTGCTCTTATCTCATCTCTGAGTAGCTGTTTTTCTGTCTTTTTAACTCTTTTTGGAGCTCGTCTATTTATCTGAATATCAAGAGCCTTTTTTGCAGTCTCAGACAACTCAGGGGCTTTTTGTTTTCTTTGGAGTGAGAGTTCTGTTATGTTCACTCTGTTTTCATTTTGGCGTTTAACTATTTCTGAGCCAAAAATCTCTTCTTTGCTACTCGGCTTTAGACCAAGTTTTTCACACTTGCGTTTGTATGCATCGTAAGCTTTTTCATACATCTCTTTTCCTTTTTCTAATCTTCATCTTTTATGAGAGTATAGAAATCATTAAAAACTCTATCTTTATCGTCTATGAATGTTTCATCAGCTCTAAACTCTTTTATAAACCAGGCAACTGTGACAACTATAATAGTTGCCAGAGCTACAAACCATATTATTATCGCAGTTACTTCGTTCATGTTTATCCTTTTAATATTTATATGCTATAATTTGACTTCGTTTTTCACTAAAACAACTTTTGAGCGAACTGCTCTAACAGTTCCTCAAACTTTTCCCATCCATTCATCATCTTTTTTGCCATAACTTTTTCCTTAAGTATTTAATCAGAACAGTCTGCAGCATGTTCTCATGTAGATACTTGATAACTCAAACACTCAAAACAACGAGCAACTGGCTAACTTCACTACCTGTATTGTTTAAGTTAAAGGTTATTTCTGAGGTTGACAAAGGAGGTGCCACCTTTGAAGTGACTTTGTTACTCGCTGTGTTGAGTGTTATAAAACTTGATGAAGTGCACCGACCGCAAATCTGCAATCCTAAAAATGTACTTCATCAAGTTTTATGTTTTTAACAATAGACAGCCCTTGACCTCTAAAAGAAGTCGCACCCACTCTTTGTGGTTTCGTGTTTGGAGCTAGTAAGTAAAAGTAAAGCCTCAAACAATGTCTCTGTGTTTCAAGAGGTTTATTGTTTGTGTATGAGAATATTATCATTATGATAATTAAACAGAGCTTAAAGTATTATCATTATGATAATATTTAAAAAGATATAATTTCAATAAAGGCATAAATATGGGTTTAGAATATAATAGTGGCTACTGTAAAGAGTGTGAAGCTGTTAAAAAGTTACAAAGAAACACACCAAATCATCTACTACATTTCATCATAGTTATTGCTCTTGGTATTGTTAGCTTTGGCATTGGGTCTATTATCTGGCTTTTTGTGTGGATTGGTATTAGTATCCAGTTTGGTGGATGGAGATGTTCTACATGTGGCAGTAAAGATGTAAAAGCAAGTTTTCAGATGCCATCATTTTTTACTTCTTTTTTAATTTTTAGTGCTCTTGCTATTTTCCTTATAATACCTTACTTACAGGATGAATTTAAAAATAGACCTAATATGAAAAAAGAAGTAAAAAAAGAAAATGTAAAACAAGGTTCACAAGCAGAGTATGATGCATACGAAGTAAATCAAGTAAAACAGGAACTCGTAAAAATAGCCTTGAGTGATGAGCTTAAAAGTGTAACAACTGCATCATGGAACTCAAATACTTTTACACTCATAGCTAAACGCGGTGTTGATAATCTTGATGGATTTTCCGACTACATCTGTTCAAATTATATGAACAGTGGTAGATATGATAGTGCTTATAATAATGGAAAAATAGTATATATAAAAGTAAAAAACTCTTATGGACTCACTATAGACAAACACGATTGTTTTAAAGAGTGATTTGAATTTAGTTAAAAATCAGTATCTACAACTCCAACAACTTTTGCCATCTTTAAGACCACATGCTCATCTGCATGTATGCTTATAACATCGTAATCGATGTTTAGAGGAACTAGAGAGATGGTGTCTCCTTTTTCATTCATCTTATACTTCTTTATGCCACTCTCTCCATCTATGGAGTAGTGGACTATGTCGCCGTTGTTTATGTGTTGATGTGCATTACAGTAGACTATGTTTCTATCGTTTATCTTTGGGCTCATGCTCTCGCCCTCAGCCTGAACTGCATACATTCCCTCTTTGTATAGTTTTGCACTTACTGGGACTGATTCATATCCGTTTAGGTCATAGTTTGATGGTATGCCACATGAAGCAAAACCGATGAGAGGAATATTTTTTACATACACAATATCTTCGCTTCCAAGAAGATAAGACTCACTTACTTTGAACAACTTTGCTAGTTTTGGAATATGTTCTGCTTGAAATTTTCTTCCTTTTCTGTTTAAAGCATCACTGACATGTGGTGCGGATAATCCAATAAATTTTGATATTTTTAGTTGATTTATTTTTTGTTCTTCTCTTAGGTTATTTATTTTATCTATTAAGTCCACGTCATCCCCTTTTTTTAAATCATTAGCAAAATGATAACACTTAATTAAGTATCGAAATGATAATCAATTAAGTGTATTTTAATTATCATAGTGATAATATCTATCTTATGAAACTCGTAAACACAAAAAAAGTAAAAAAATTACTAGAGCAAAATGGCACAAAACAGATAGCTTTAGCGGAGTTTTTAGGACTCCCCGCATCTGGCCTGAGTGATTCACTTAATGGTAAGCGACCACTATCTATGAACCACATCTTTGATTTAGCAGACTTTTTTCAAGTAGATGCTAAGTCATTGACTGTAGATAATGATACAAAACATCACGATGATAAATCTACAACTAAAAAAAATAAAGAGGTAGCATAATGAGTTACACATTTAACAAGTCTCCAAAAGACAGAACACTTTGCAGGGTTATAAGAAAAACCATAACGACTCAAAAGAAAAACATAGGTCTTAGCTTTGCAGAAGTAGCAGAAGAGCTTGGTATGTCAAACGGCACACTTGAAAACAAGCTAAAGCCAGCAAAACACGACAATGACTTAAGTATAACAGAGTTTGTCCACTTCCTAGAGCTTACAGGAGACTATGCAGCACTTGAACACATAGCAAACGAGTTTGACCTTGTGCTTGTTCCTAAAAAAGATACTAAGTCGTCTATGGGCGACATAAACTTAGTAGCGGACCTTGCAAATATAGAAAATGCAGACGTGTTTAGAGTTGTAAAAAATGCAATGCAAGATGGAACTATCTCCGAAGATGAAAAAGAAGAGATACTCAAAGAGATAGATGAAGCACAAAAAGCAAACGCCATCCTAAAAGATACCATCTTGCATTTGGCAACATCTAAAGACTAGGAAAAGATTATGGCAACACTTACTTTTAAAGCTGGATCGACTCCTCATATACTTCATACTCACTTTGCTAGTGGAAAGTCTCTTACTTGTGATGAGTCATATGCCATGGGCATAAGAAATCTTACACAAAGAATTTATGACTTAAAAAACAAGTTTGAAGATGCTGGAGTAAAAAGCCCAATAATGGTTTTTGATGAAAAAAACGAGAGAGGCGGAATTCATGCAAGATACTTCTATAAAGGTGCAAATTGTTCATTTGAGAGCATACCAGGTGCGAGAAATTATTCAGTGTAGAAGTTAGTAAGTATCCATCTATAAGTCTTACTCTTTTGTTAAGGTTTATAGGTGGATATAGGCATATAAAGTCTTGGCGGACTGCCTATATCCGAAAAACGTCGCACTAAGGCAACTTGTAATTATAGCAAGTTTTCAAAGTGCCTTTAACTATTGTTTAGAAAGTGCAAGTGAGTTACGTGGTTGTTCCACTTGTACTGCACTTTCTAAACTATGAACAACCCAAAGGCTAAATATGAAATACAAAATAGCACTAACACTTAATAAAATAATTCTAAAAGTACCTTTTTTGAGTTTTAATAAAAAAGTTACTTTTTATAAAATCATCAAAAACTACTTAAAAACTAATGGTTACAAAGGCATATAATGGCTGAATTTTATAACCTAGCGTTTGAGCGAAGCATACTCTCATCAATTATAAGTAGTTCATCTGCTGAATCTTTAGAAGATATGCTCTCAAAAGTATCTACAGAACTTTTTTATTTACCTGCACACCAAAACATACAAATTGCAATAACTACACTCCACAAAACAAATAAGCCTATAGATGAAGAGTTTATAAAATCTCTTCTTGATGTTGAGAAAAAGTTTGATGATCAGGTTATGCTTGAAGTACTTATGCAAAACCCTATATCAAACATAGAGCCTTATGTTCTTGAGCTAAAAGAGATCTCTCGTAAGCGTTCTCTTGACCAGTTAGCCATCAGAGTACAAAAGATGATAAGAGATGATAATGCTACAGCAGATGAAGCTCAAGCTACTATAGAGATAGAACTTCAAACTTTAGAGGGTAGAAGTGGAGTTGGAATGCCTATAACAATGGCGCAAGCTATTTATAACTATGAGAACATGACTGAGCCTCCAAAAATACAAACAGGTATAGCAAAGCTTGATGAGATGCTTTGTGGTGGTATAGAGCCTGCACAACTTGTTCATATAGGCGGAGAGAAGAATGTAGGTAAAACTACACTACTAAAACAAGTTCTTTACAATACTTCTAAAGGATACGACAATCTTTTCTTTAGTTTTGAGATGCCAGCTTGGAAGATGGCTAAGTACACAAAACAGATGAGCGGTGATGCGGACCTAAGCCGCTATAGAATTATAGATACTGAGATGATGAAGTCTCGTGATGTTATGGATGTAGCACGTATGATTCGCATGATGCATCGCAAGCATGGTATACGGTTTGTGCTCATAGACTCTAAGATGAAACTAACTCACAAGACATTTGTTGGTAGTAATGATGGAGATAGAAAAGGCGACATAGATGCCATACTAAATGCAGTCATACAAGAGACTGGCATAGTTGTTATGATGATTACTCAGCTTCGCAAGAACGATATAGAGAGTGGAACTATGAGTAACTATGGTTCAGGCCTATCAGACTATGAGGCAGACATGCAGCTTATGATGTACCACTCTAAAGACAATGATAACTCTGTTGAACTTAAAGTGTCTAAGAATAGACAAGAGGTATTGCATGATCCTATCAAGATGTGGCTTGATACTAAAGAGTTGAAGTTTACTACATCTCGCGTTGTTGAAACTGTGTATACGGTGGCTAGTGATGATGAGTTCTTTCATGGAAGAAACAATTCGTACGGTGACAAAGTAGAGGTAGTAGTAATATGAGAATGAACTATAAATCTTACCCTACAGACTATGTACAAGAACTAAATGCAAACAGAGGTGTTACAGGTCGTAAGAAGTCTCGTGCTTTTATGGAGTACTGGAACGATATGGAGCATGGAGAACATAACTCATATGGTTTTTATGCAAAGAGTTGGGATATAAGCAAGAGTACTTGCTTTGCCTGGATAGAAGAATTTATGAAAGAAGCAGAGTTATTTCTAGCACATTGGCACATTAGAAATAAACAACACTATAGCTATGCAAAAAATCAAACCGAACGACAACCGAACGAAACGAACGGCTATAAAGCCCAAAATATAGGGAATGTAGAGGACACACAAGAACGACAACCGAACGAAGCTCTTAATATATATAATAACAACAATACTAAGAGTTGGACTTTTGATAAGAACTTTATAGATTTGTATTTTATATATGGAGCTAATACTAAATTTAAGGGCAGGAAAGATGAAGCTTTTGAAGAGTTTCAACATGTAAATATAGATATAAATCTTTTAAAGCTTGCATCAGTTAAATATTTACATGATCCAGAAACGCAAGGCAAAAGATATAACCTTACAAACTTTCTAAAGAATGAAATCTATTTATCTTATATGCCTAAAAAAATAAGACTTGTTCTTGATGGCATTTCAAGAACTGGAACATATGATGACAAAACAATGCTTTTTAAATCTGAGTCTGATAGCTTTGTAGGACAGATAAGTGCAGCACGATTAGTGGAACTTTATGAAGCGAAAGCTTTGGATTTCTTAAAATTTTAAACAAGGGTTAGATATGGCAAGCAGTATGGTAAAGATGGAAGAAGTTGTAGAGAGAATCAAAGATGTTATATGTCATGAGTTCAAGGGTGGTAAAGTACTAGATAAGAATGTAGCGAATGAACTTGGTATTGAACAAAGTACTCTTTCAGCTTCAAAGAGCAGAAACTCTTTACCATATGATGAACTAACAATGTTCTGTATTAGACGCAAGATAAATACTAATTGGCTATTCTTTGGCATTGGTAGCATGGAGATGAGCTATGCCTAGGAAGATATGTAATGAGATAGGATGCAGTGAGCTTATAGACATGAAGCAAAGATATTGCAAGGAACATCAGCAAGATAGTAAGAGAATAATCAATAAAGACTATGATGATAATAGACGCAACAAGATTCATCATAAGTTCTATAACTCTAAAGAGTGGAAACAAGTTAGAGAACTTGTAATGTCTCAACATGCGGGCTTATGCAAGCAGTGTTCAGAGAATGATATAGATACTAAAGCTGATGTAGTTGACCATAAAATTCCACTTGCTAGGAGCTGGGAAGATAGAATTAAGCGATCAAACCTTCAGCCACTGTGTCACAATTGCCACAATAAAAAGACTTCAAAAGATTTAACGAAATGGGGAGGGCAGGTATGAAAACTACAGTATATTCGACCGCTTTAC